GTATTATGTGGCGCGGCATTATGTTGAGGGGAAGTCGTCAGTACCATTGCGCCAGCACTGACGGCCTCACTTGCAGCAGAACGTGGGCAGCTTGCTGAATCGTTCTGCCAAAGTGAGCCCGTAACATAATGGCGAGTAATACGCATTAAGGCGGTAACTCAGCCCCGCAGGGACTAGACCTAACGTTAGGTTCGTCGCTCACCGTTCTGATGCTACTGCATATCCAAGGCTGCTTTAGCACTCGCAGAAGTTCGCTTGATTGCTCAAGCGTTCCCGTCAGTGAAATGATCCTCTTTCTGATAGCGCCAGAAAAAACTCCCTTCGTCCTGCCAAGCTCATTTGGAAGTCTCAGCACACGCAGAGGGTAACAGCATTTGTCATGGATACGTTCAGCGCCCAAGGCGCGGCGATAGTCGAGCAAGCCTCTTATACTGCGACAGCGGCAGGTGAGAACATAAGCGACGTAGCGTGCGGAGTCGCGTTGTTAGAGCCTGTCCGCTGTGGTAGACCCCCGTCTAGTATTACGGGGGTAAACTCTTAATTTATGCTTAATTCATTTCTAGCTTTATTGCTTTGGTGTCTTAGGTATAGGCCTTCGATTGTGATCATCAATGACGTAAGTTCCTCTGGTGTAAGATCATCAATAGCATGTCTTATTTTTTCTATTATTTCATTTCGCTTTGTCTCTTTTTCTCCAAGTATTTCATTTATTGATACTCCGAGTTTTTTTGATAATGCAAGTAATTCAGACGCTTTTGGTTCTGTTTTTCCTGATTCCCAGTTCATCACTGTTTTTGCTGTTGCTTTAGCTGCTGCTGCAACGTCACTTTGAGTTAGTCCTCTTTCCTCTCTAAGTCTTTTTAAGTTCGCATTAATCATTTCATCCCCCATGTTTGGTTTAATTATTTTCCCATTATAGGGAATGTTTTTTTATACAGTTACTTGACTAGTGCAAAGTTTTTACCTAGATTATGAAAAATATTTCCTCTTGACAGGTTTTTGGAGCATGGCGTTCGAACGGGTTTTGGATTTAAAAACAGGTAGAGAATCGTGGGTTGATTTTCTTCCTGCATCAACTTGGATTTCATCCGAGGACGCGCATTGGAAAAACTGGACGGGTCGCCGCCCCAATAACGCAACTTTAAGTGATTTAGGCTCTGATAAATCATACCGCCCTGAGGTTGTTGCCCGTAACCGCCATCTGTCATTCGTTTCTAATTCTTTAGAGACTTTAATTCCAACCAAGGTTGGTAAAAAAACTCGTTTTGTTAAGCACAGTCTGAGAATTAACATTCAGGACAGAACTGAATCTCATGCTGTTGCACCGTCTCCGGCTCTTTGCGTTCAGGTATCGCGCATACTAGGCCGTCATTATGATTTTGCTCGCCATATGCAGCGCGCTTTCACTGATTGCCTTTCTACTCGTACTGCGGTTGAGTCTTTTCGGGCGATTGAAGAGGCTCATGTGCGCCTTACTCAAAATGGTTATAGCTATGCCATGCCAGACGATGATTTGTGCGCTATGGCTAAAGATAAGGCGCATTATCACACTTTAGAATTGGCGAAGTACGACAGTGATATCGAGGGCAAATTTGCCAAGGTGTGTACTTTACTCTCTTTCTTGGGGCTTTCTTTTTCTGCTCCGATTATCAAGGCTAAACGCGAAAGTAACGAGCTTCACAGTTTGATTGCTCGCGCTTGCGATGAAACATGGCTACGCCGTCAGCTACGCAAAAAATGCGCTATTGAAGTTGAGCGAATCGCTCGTGATTTGGAATTGGTACAGCGCTCAAAACAGGCGTATTGCTCTGATTTCTCAGTGCATCGTCAACGCCAACAAAAGCGGCGTAACCGCGCCATGCTTGAATCAATGGTTGTCTTCAACAAGGAAGATCCCGACCAGTATTTCGAGCTCGCCGAACTGCACGACCACTCTATTGCTAACCCTGAAATTCGCCGTGGCGAGATGTTTGTTCGTCTGCGTGGTTTTGAGTCGATTGCCATTGAACAAGGACATTCGGCACTTTTTGTTACTTCCACGGCGCCTAGTCGCTTCCATGCGGTGAGTAAAGGTAAGGTTAACCAAGCTTGGTTGGATGCAGGAAAGCCAGACGCGAAAGCAGCACACACTCATTTGATGAGTGTTTGGAAGTCCTTCCGCAAGACCATTGATAAAGCGCAAATAAAAGTATACGGGATGCGAATTGTTGAGCCACATCAGGACGGCACGCCGCATCACCATATGCTTTTGTTTTGTATGCCCGAGCACACTCAATTCGTGGTTGAGGCATTCCGTCACCATTCACTAGCGGATTCACCAAACGAGAAAGGCGCTCAGAAGTACCGCTTTAAGGTTGAGCATATTGATTTTTCTCGCGGCTCTGCGGTGGGCTACGTGGCTAAGTACCTGTCTAAAAATATCGACGGTAAGCACATCGATACAGATAAGGGAACCAACCTTTCAGGCATTGAAGCGGCTGAACGTGTTACCGCCTTTGCTCGTGTGAATGGCATTCGACAATTTCAATTTATCGGAGGGGCTCCGGTGACTGTTTGGCGTCAGTTCCGCAAGCTACGTAATGAGTTTAAAGAGGATGATGCTTTGTTTACTGACCTAACTGAAACCGAGCATTTCTTGCTTGAGTCTATTCGCAAATCAGCCGATGAAGGCGATTGGAAAGCCTTCACCTATGCGATGGGCGGCGTGTTTGTTAAGCGCGGCGATGAAGAGGTTAAGGTGGCTTATGATGCGCCATCTACCGTTCAAAAGCTGCTTGAAAGTGGTGAATTATCAACGACTCGCTATGGTGATGCGGCTCACGCTCGCGCGGTGGGCTTGATGTTTAAGAAGGTGTTTTTGGCTACTCGCTTTGCTGACTTTGAAATTGAAAACAGAGCGAAATACTTATCAGCTCAAAAACGAATTATGTCTGGTGTCTCTGATTTCTTTGATGCGCTTGAGCTTGAAAAGGAATACGAGCGCATGAACGAAGAGGCCTACCAGCGCTATCTGCTGCGAGTTCAAATTGATGAGGAGCTTAATGCCATGGTTCTTCTTGGCTGCACGGATGAGGAGATTAGCGCCTTTCTCAGTGTGGTTTCTCAGGCTGAGGCCGCTTTAGCGGCGTCTGTCTGAGCTTGGACTTGTGTCAATAACTGTCGTTTAAATAAATAGGAATGAAATATGAAGCTCGAAGGTTTGATTTTAGATAAAAGTGACATCATCGGTGAAGTTAAAAAACGGTTTGGCACCGAGCAAACGTTCACAGTAGGCAAGGTTAATCTTATCACCACCAATCCTACTCAAACTATCACCTTTCACGTAAGTGAAGAGCTTTGGAGTGATGGCAAGGGTGGGGATGCTCTCCTTTCTCTGGTGGGGCAGCGCACTTCATTTGATCTTGAATTTAAACAATCCAAGTATGGCGACACCGAAGGCCGCCACCGTGAAATCACGGGCTTTCATCTCTTCAAATTGCCCTCAGTTTCTCCAATGAAATCTTGATGGACTTAACTCATTACGTCTGGAACGAGGCGCTCTATTTCGCGGTGGTCAAGGCCGTTCTCGTTCTGTTCTTTACATCCTTTGGGATTGGCGCGGTTGCCAGTCTCATTTTATCCACGGTAAAGGAGAAGCTACATGTTTAGCTCACTGAAAAACAAACTTAATACCTTTAAAAGCACGCTTTCACTCGGGGTTTTCTTGCTGTTTTCCGCATTTGCTAACCAAGCACTCGCGGCTGCTGATGCGGGTTTGGTCACGGAAGTCACCAAAACACTGGGCACCAGTAAAGATACGGTGATTGCGCTTGGGCCGCTCATCATGGGCGTGGTGGGAGCAATTGTTCTGATTGTTACCGTGATTGGCTTAATTCGTAAGGCTAAATAGTGCTTGAGTTGTGGCTGGGTCTCTTTGGCTCAGCGGTCATCATTATCGGCTTTGTGTCGGGCTTATATTTGGTTTAAGGGAGGAGGGCGAGCGTTCGCCCTTTTTTATGCGCTATTTTCTACTGTTTTTGACATTGCTCTTTCTTTCTCCATCGGTAACAGCTTCCTCCATCAATTGTGATCCTAATACTACTACGTCACACCAGTTACTTTTCGGTTTTGGCTCTCCCATTGTGCAATCGGTGTTATTTGATGGCTGCATGCTTGATATTGAAAAAGATGATTATGGTTTTGTTTGGTCTTGTCTCTCAAATGAAAATGGGGACTATTGCAAGGGGCTCTACAAACCCCGTTTTACACAAGGGGTGTCCCCGAACTGGCCGATGTGCGACTTGTCCGGAGCATCTGCAGAGCGCTGCATTTATCCTTATTG